GAATTGACGGAATTGGAGCAGCCAGAGCAATGGACATGGATACTTCACCAGGTCTTCCGTGGGTGACATCACGCCCGCGTGGAGCAAAGGGAAAGGAATTTCTGTTCAAAGCTCTTCCTGACGAACCATCGGGAAAGAAAGTCTACGAAATGTTGCCAGAGCTGAAGGATGCAGTTGATGATCGCGAACGTCTCGCGCTCAAGCAAATGCGTGCCGTCAGCGTATGGTATGACATGCTCAAAGATGAGCGAAGGCCCTTAAAGAAAATCACAGAGGGCAAAACACGGAATTTCGTGATCGGACCCGTGGACTACAACATACTTTTTCGGAAGTATTTTGGCATGTACATGTGGGCCCTTCAAGAAAATAAAATGAAACACTCGGCACGGATCGGAATTAACCCAACTGGACCAGAATGGACCGAACTCTTCAATCAGCACACTCGCTTCCACGAGTTGATGAATGTTGGAGATTACGAGAAGTTCGACCGCGGCGAGTTTGGTGAGCTACTGATGAAGTACGCTGACCTGGCAAACCGCTGGTATGATGACGGAGAGGACAACGCTCGTGTGCGTCGGATTCTGATGGATGAATCGTGTCACCGACTGACTACTTGCGGCAATGTAATGTACATCGTTAATCAGGGGCTTCCCTCTGGTTTCGGTGCCACTGCGCCAGCAAATAGCACGTCGAACGAATTCTACGTTGGATGCGCGTACCTCGAGCTTCGAGATATGATGATGACCGGACAAATTCCTGAAGTATCTGATGAAGCTCAGAGGATGTGGAAGGAGGTAATGGAGATGGCCGCTGCTAAAGTTGTGCGACTTGACATGGCATTTTATGCCAGAAGTCGCCAACTTTCGACTTACGGTGATGACTATATGCTCTCGGTTACGCAAAATCTCTTGGGACTTCTCAATTTTGAGACTTACCAATGGGTTCTTGCTAAATTCGGAGTGTTTGTCACGCCTGAGGATAAACTCAGCGACACCTACATTGCCAAATCGATAATGGACTCAACCTTTTTGAAACGGACTTTTAAGACGCACGAAGGAGCTCCAGGTCTGATGATGGCCCCCTTAGACGCAAATGTCTTGCGTGAGGAGGTCAATTGGATCAGGGAGACTGAAGATGAGGACGAAATGACACGCCAAGTGGCTGACGCGTCAATTAGGGAGGCTTTCCATCATGGAGTGTCTTTCTTCGAACAACACAAAGCCACAATCAATCGAGCGCTAGTCTCGCAAGGAATAGCACCGATTGTGCATAGCTATGCTGAACTGAATAAGGAGTTCTTGGAACAGTTCGACATAGCTGCACCTTATGTACCACGTCAGTGGTTTCATCTGGTG